AATAGACTAGAGTAGATTTGAATAGATTTGAATAGATTCTATTCGGAGCGTTAGCTCCGTGTGTGAGCGAAGCGAACACATATCTATACCAACTTGAATAGACTAGAGTAGATTTGAATAGACTAGAATAGATTTGAATAGATTCTATTCGGAGCGTTAGCTCCGTGTGTGAGCGTAGCGAACACATATTTGTAGAGCTTCCCATTCTGGTCTATTCTGGCTTACTCTGGCTTACTCTGGCTTACTCTGGCTTACTCTGGTCTATTACTGACTCTGGTCTATTACTGACTCTGGTCTATTACTGACTCTGATCTATTCTGATCTATTCTGACTCTGGTCTATTACTGACTCTGATCTATTCTGGTTCTGATCTATTCTGATCTATTCTGATCTACTCTGGCTCTGATCTACTCTGACTCTACTCTATTCTGATCTATTCTGATCTATTCTGGATCTGATCTATTCTGATCTATTCTGACTCTACCTCGCTCGTGTTACACTCGCGTCGGAGGTGCTACACTGCGTATAGCACCTAGATATGATCTATTCTTTACTCTACTCTAACCTCGCTCGTTAACTCGCTTCGGTGGTGCCACCACTACGTGTCGGCACCTGGTCATAACGGTTAACCTAACCGATAACCTATCCTGACAAATAACTTAACAAGTTTGTGAGGGGACAGCATTACACATTACTGTTGGCCATTCCCCTCAATTGTTTAGTAATTAAACTAAACAGACCTGTGCCGTAGAAATTACTCAAATCAAATTGTTGAGCATTGATCCCGACCACTGCAATATTCCAGTTGGAGATGAATGTAATATTACTTGCAGTATTTACACCCCTGGCAGGCTACCCCTGCAGCTTACTGCTGATACTCACTAGCAGGCAGGGGCTGACGCCTCAGTAAATTTACTAAAAGTAAAGTTTACTGCCTTATCGCTTATATCAGTCAGGCAATCTTCCTCTCTTGGCTATATCTGCCTCAAAGATTGCATCTCGCATATGTTACTTCAAACTTACCAGGACGTTTTCATCGCAGTAGTTAACTGCTTTCCGAGTATAGAGTTACCGTCTATGACAAATGAAATCATAGGGACAAAACTATATCATGAACAATTAGCAAGAGGCATTACCCGCATAAGAGCCATATGGTTGATGGTGTGATTCCTCGGTTCTCACGTGTTAGCTGAACTCAGTCAGCGTACAAGGAATACATATTCGTCGTTGTGAATCAGTAACTAGGCAACGATATATCTATTGCTAGAAAAGGGGACAACCTAATTAGTGTTACTGTTGATAATGTAGTGATGCTATTATTTAAACTATTTAAACTATTACTATTTAAACTATTTAAAGTATAAACTATTTAAAGTATTTAAACTATTTAAAGTATAAACTATTTAAACTTTAATCTCACTTATTAGTGATATTATTATTTAAACTATTTAAAGTATAAACTATTTAAACTTTAATCTCACACTTAGTGATACTATTATTTAAACTATTTGAAACTTCAAATTCACTTAGTATAGTATATTTTTGCTTAATTTACTCTTAAATTTTAAAAGTCTTTAAACTCATTTAATATACTAAATATATATTTTATACTATATTTTTGCTTAATTTACTCTTAAATTAAACTCACACTTAGTGATACTATTATTTAAACTCGAGAGTTTTAGCTCTCATGAAACTATTTAAATAAATTTACTTAAAAAAATCAGCAATCCACTAGAGACATTAATCTGCATATACAATTAAACTTTAAGTTACTATAAAGTATAATTTCAAGCAAGATAGAAGGAATTTCATGAACTTAACACAAGACCAACTTAACATCTTCAATTCAATTACTAAAAATGTCCTGAAAGACATTTCACGCAGAAATGTTTTTACTAAACTGTACTCTATAACTGGTCCAGCAGGGTCGGGTAAGTCGTTTTTGATTCAGAGCATTGTTGAACATATTTTAGGCAAGCGTAAATCTATCGCCGTTCTTACTCCTACACACAAAGCTTTGAAAGTCGTAAAGGGGTATGTTGGTCTTGGCGATAAAATAACGTATAATACTGTTCATGCGTATTACGGACTAAAGCCTCAGACTAATTTCAAAACTGGTGAAATCACATATGTAGCCGATAAATGGAATCCGTCTGGTGAGCCAGTCGACTTCATTGTTATCGATGAATCGTCTTTCATTTCAGCTGACCTTTTCAACAAAATTTTGTCTCAAGACAAGGCTCCAGTTATTCTGTTTGTTGGAGATGAATTACAACTTCTGCCAGTCGAATCAAGCAAGTCTAAAGAAAAGGAATGTCCGATTTTCAGTGCTAAACTGATTAAGAAATATTCATTGACTGAAATCCTTCGCAACGATGACCATGAAGTTCAAGATTTCTGTGATATAATCCGTCATATGATTAAAGATGGTAAGTCAAAACGAGACCTTCAAAAATTCCTTAATAAAGAACGCACGGTAAAGCACAACAAGATCATTTTCTTTGACAACAGAAATGAGTTCGTGACTAAGTTTATTTCTAAAGATAGACATAAGTGTGAAGCAGACTGCATCGTTACATTCACAAATGATGTTTCATATCGTTACAATGTTGTTGTCCGAAATTTCTATACCCAGCAACGTAATGGAAGGGTAGATGAATTGACTGTAGACGACCTATTTGTTGTTCAGGAAAGCACTCGTGATTTCATCAACTCTGAAACAATCGAACTTCGAACGTTCAAAAAGAAAACATTCCATGCTGAAGGAATCACACTAAATGGGTATGTATGTTATGTTTATGGAATGCCAGAAAGAACGTTCAACTATCTTTCAGAAACATCTCGGGATGAATACAATGAGAAATTGAAAGTGCTCCAAGAGACTGCTAAAAGAAAGCAAACCCCAGAAGACTGGGAAAAGTACTACAAATTCAAGTCCTTATTCTTAGACGTTCGTTATGTTTATAGTTGTACCTGTCACAAAGCTCAGGGATCAAGCTACGAAAACATTTATGTAGATCTACAGAATATCGATTATGTAGAATCAGATATGTTTCTCCGTTTGTTTTATGTAGCTATTACTCGTTCAAGAGGAGAAATTAATCTCTTAATCTAAACCTTTAAATAGTTAAAAAGGAGAGTTCATGGATTTTAGATCAATGTTGTTGGAACAATTAGATTTACCAGATGTTGGGGATCAACTATTCTTGTCAAAAGACAGTGAATTCCCTGACATCCATGATTTCTATTCAATGAAACGTTTAAAACCTAAGAAATTCAAAAGTGGATTATTATTCACTGTAATGGATTTTGAAGGAACGATGTGTGAATTAAAACCGAAAGATGATGATATCATTGTAAATGTATTGTCTGCTGAATTGAAAAATTACTTTAAGGAAAAATAAAGTGAGCTTCAAAGAAAAGTTTATTACGGAAGGCGTTAAAGCTAACGCTGAGACACAAAGATTTGTAAAATTGATGCAGAGTGATGAATTCTTCTTCGCATACATGCGTGATGATATCATGCTTCATGCTAACGGTGATCTTAAACGTCAAGCAAAGAAAATTGAAAAAACAATGAAAGATATTTTCGACATTGATGATTTGAACGTTTCTAAAGTTCAGGACAGCTATGTGTACGCACAGCTTGAAAGAGGAATGATGTCTAAAGTTGATTTTAACAAAGATTATTCTGACGCTCTTTAAACTTAAATTAAGAGTTCTTCTGATATAATTAGAGAAAAAAGAAGAACTCATGAATGATACTGAGCAAATTTTTGCCATCCTCGAAAAATTAAACACAAAACTGCTAGAAGATATCGAAGTAACAGAAGCTTTCGAACATGAATATCTTCTAAACATCTCAACAAAGATTGCTAAATGGCAAGCACTATACTCTAAAAAATATCGTGAGTTCAAGAAAGCTGAAGAAGAGAAAGACTCAAAATTCAAAGAGTTATATCTTTATTACCAGTACGAATATGATTTGAAGCTCGATAAAAAAGAACTAAATACATTCATAACTGCTGATACTGAATTTAGAAAAGTTCGCTCGAAATGTGATGATCTAGAAACAATTTTAAATTTCATTGAGAAAGCAATTAAGACTTTGGAAAATCAGAACTGGAGTCTTAAAAATAGATTAGACTACATGAAGGTAATGGGATTCGTTGATGGTTAGGATTATTCAAGAAGACTATAGTAAAGTCAAGATTCTGTCTGATGATAGAGATATACTACTACAAATTTTTAATTATTTCGCTTACTATGTTGATGGATATAAATTTCAACCGTTGTACAAAAGCGGTAAATGGGATGGGCGACTCAAACTATTTGATTTTATAGAGAAAAAGCTTCCTATTGGATTGCTCCCACAACTTGAAGAATACTTTCAAAATAATGGTATCGAATATTCGAAAGAATTGTATAACGACGGTGAATTTACAATCACTCCTGAATATTTGGAAAACTTTATAAAGAAGTTGAATATTCCTTCTCATTTAGAGATTCGTGATTATCAGAAAGAACTTGTACTTAGAGCTATCAATGAACGTCAAAGTGTTTCTATTTCGGCTACATCTAGTGGTAAATCAATCAGCATTTACATTATTGCCATGATAATGTTAGCTAATAAGAAACGTGTATTCCTGATTGTTCCATCAGTTGGACTCGTTCACCAAATGTATGATGATTTCATTTCGTATGGACTACCAGAAGATAAGGCACAAAGCCTTATCCATAAAATTCATTCTGGTCAAGAAAAAGCTTTCACAAAACCTATTATTATCACTACTTGGCAAAGCGTTCATAAACCAGCAGTACTGAAAGAATTCACTTCTAAAGTCAACGGAACAGAAAAGCAATATGATTGTGTCATGTGTGACGAAGCTCACTTGGTGAAGGCTGGTGATGGGAAGAAGATTGCTGACATCGTTGAAGCATTTACCTATTCGCCATGGAAGATGGGATTTACTGGGTCTCTTCCAAAAGACGAATTGACGAAACAACAAATCATATCTGCTCTTGGGAACCCGATTCAAATCGTAAACGCTACCGAACTGGTAGAAATGGGATACGCAACTGATTTGAAAGTAACGGCTTTGTTCTTAAAATATCCTAAAGAAGATATTGATTATGTTCGTTCTAAAGAATGTAGAAAGAATTGGAATAATGAAGTAACATTCTTCAATGAACACCCTTCTAAGTTGCGCTTCATTTTAGCGTTGGTAAAATCGAAGCTTGATAAAGGTGAAAACTGTATCATCTTCTTCAAACGGATAGCATTCGGAAAATTGTTATATAAAGAAATTTCTAAACTAACAAGTAATGCTCACTATATTGATGGGAGTATTGACGGTAAAGTTAGAAATGATATCCGAGCAATAATTGAACGAAATGAGTCTACTGCATTGGTTGCTTCTTATAAGACTACTAGTACAGGTATTTCAATTAAGAAATTGCATACGGGTATCTTGGCTGAGGACTTAGGTAAATCAGATACAACTCTTGTTCAGACTCTTGGACGTTTCCTTCGTCAACATGAAGACAAAGAGATATCTAACATTTATGACATCATCGATGATTGTAGATATAAGAGTACTTATCAAAACTACATGTATAGACATTTCCTTGATCGTTTAGAAACGTATCGCACTGAGGGGTGGTTTGTTCATGAGAAAGAATATGTTTTACAAGAATAGGTAAATTATGTGGTTTTATAGAAATGAAGAATTTGGTGAAGATATTGAGAAATATGATTCATTTGTATATTTGATAACAAGATTAAAGGATGATGAAAAATATCCAAAGTACTATATAGGTAAAAAATCATTTTGGTTCTCAAAAAAAATCAAAGCGGGCAGAAATAAAAGAATAAAATATGAGTCAGATTGGATTACATATTATGGCTCTAGTGAATGGCTGAAAGAGGCAATCCGTTGTGATGGAGAACAATATTATAGAAGAGAGATATTACATCTATGTACGTCTAAGGGTGAATCTTTTGTATTAGAAGCCAAAGAACAATTATATAATAATGTTCTATCAAAATTTCAGCCTTCTGGTATGAAATTATTTTTCAATAAACATATTTTGGGGTCTTATAAAAAAGAATATTTCACCATACACGAGATGAATGATCTGCTTTCTACTCAAAATCAATTCTTCAACAATCATGGAATAAATAATGGGAGTCAGGCTAGCTCATTATATTGCTGGGTGAATAATGGAGTTGAAGAAAAGAAAATACCCAGAATTGAGATTAATTCATTAGAGTATAGATATTGGAGTTGTGGTAGATTAACATCACACAATAAAGGAACTATAGGTATATACTTTCAAGACAATGTCCGATATATAGCTGAAGAAGAATTGGATTTTTATACTAAAAATGGTTGGAAAATCGGAATAAACACGCTTAACGATGAAAGAAACAAAATATATGTCTGTCATGATGAATCAAAAATTCAAAAATTGATAGAAAGAGATAATGTTGATGAATTTTTAAAAATAAATGAAGGGTGGAGAATTGGTCAGTTTACACGGTCAAAATTCACAACATCTGGATTAATACCAGCTATTGATATATATACTGGTGAAAAGATAATGATATCTACAGAAGAATATGATACGTCTAAATATGTATCAAGAAATACAAAAAAGATTAAGGTCAAGAGAAAAAATAAAATAATTTTTACTGGATATTCTATCCAATTTTTTAAAGAATATGAAGAAAAATTACCAATAAGTATTTTCAAAAAATATTTGAGAGAAAAAAATACGTCGAATATTATTGTACAAAAGGGTAAATTTATTCATATCACAGATGAAATGTGGACAATAACAGAGATTTAATAAAAACAAAACATGCGTCGCCATCACGATGAGTTAAAGCTGACCAAAGTATTCTGGATCTTTCTTAATTAAGCTAATTTTAAGTGCAATAACAGTATAATGATCATAAATGTTACATATAGGAATGACGACGCATGTATGATGTAGACTTTGACGAATACAGAGACAAAAAACAACCAAAACAGCTTTACATCGAAGACTCTGAGCTCACTCGTTTACTTTTGAGTGAAATCTCAAACAGAAAAACAATTTCAGAAACAGCTGAAATTGGTACCAAACTTCCTGGACCATCCAATCAACTGGGGGAATGGTTCATAAAGGTTACTCATAGGATGTTGACTAGAGGTAACTTCAGAAATTATTCCGACAACTATAAGGACGAATTTAAATCAGATGCATACTTGTTTTTTGCACGTTACTGGTGGAAATTTGATCCAAGAAAAGTTGCTCAGAATTTGATCCTGTTACCGAACACTACAGTTGTCAAAAACAAAAAACAAAAAATGACTACATATTACTGGCAGGAAACGAAAGATGCTGAAAAAATTGAATATGTACCAGAGTTAAAACCCTCTGAACAGTTGCTCGGAGGATTCAGTTATTTTACTACACTTGCATGGACTGGAACACTCGGTGCTCTTTCTTCACTAAAGAAAGCTGATGAATTCAGACAAAATATTGCAGAAAATATGATGAAAGATAGTCGCAGTAATACAACACTAGATTATTTTAATGATAGACATTTTAGTGATGGGATGTGATTATGATAACATTGACGGGTAATGCGTTTATTTGTACTGATATACATATCGGTCGCAGATCTTTCTCCTTTGAGAAAGCAAAGGCTACCATGGACTATCTTTACGAAGAAATCGTTGCGACGTGCCCCTCCAACATTTTTATTCTCGGTGACTTTTTTGATAGCAGAAAACAAATCGATTGGAGAGTACTGAACTACACAATCGAATTCTTTTCTAAGATTCAAGAGCTTGGCGACAAGAGGGTAATTATCGTTGTAGGAAATCATGACAGTTATTTTAAGAATACAATAGCTGAAAACAGTGTGTCTTTTTTGGCAAAGATGTTTTCAAATGTAAGTATAATTGATAAGACACAGTTCGTGAAATTCAATGATAAAAATTTGTTATTCGTACCATGGTTGATTGATGAGAATGATGATAATAATCCAACCCTGCTTCAAATAAAAAGTGCCGACATGATTCTTGGACACTTTGAATTTATCAACTTTCAGTTACTTCCTGGGGTCATGAGCACTCACGGATTCTCGGATGACGATTATAAAAACAAGCGTGTTTTATCTGGGCATTACCATATAGGATCTGAACGAAACAGTGTAAAATATCTCGGTGTATGTGAGCAAATGAACTGGACTGACTTCAATGAGAGAAAGGGTATCCATATTTTGGATGAGGAACTTGAGCTTACCTTCGTTGAAAATACAAGATTGGAACGTTTCGTAAAATTGTGGTTCGACAGCACCAATGAAAAGCCGATTACTGTAGAAGGATATACAATCGGAGTACCGTTCCGAATCGATTCGGTACAGACTCTTCTTAAGAAAGTTGACGTCGATGTTTGTAATTTCAGAGTATATCTGAAAGACATATCAAACAGGGTAGCATACAACAATTTTATCGTTGCTCTTGATGTGAATAACATTTCATATACGATTATCGATGTTACACCAGAAATGCATCAGCTTATCTATAATGACCACGAAGTCGTCACTGACGAAGACGAAAATATAAATGACATGCTCTTAAAACTTCTTAATGATGACAACAAAAAAAAGTTGTTTTCTGAGATTTATGCAGAAGCAATTCAGTTGGGAGAAATTTGATGGTCAATCCTGCGTTATCTGAGTACTTTATGAATGTTGAAGATCGCATAGGTATAGATAAGACAATTTCTGATATCGAACTTATTATCAATACGATTGAAAAAGCCCGTTATATGAAAGAGGAAATTGATTATGATAGTCTTCTTTCATTGTCACAAGAAATGCAGAGTACACTCATCGAAGAGCTTCAATATCTCATTCAATTGGGAGATACGTACAATATAGAAAAGGGTAATCTGAAGCGTCTTTATCTTGAAGAAATATTGGATGTAGATGTCCTTACTGATGGGATTCCGAAAACAAGTGCAAGTGAGTATTTTTATATGCTTAAGAATGCACTTATCGAAGGTCGATTATACTATATTGAACATTTAATGTATAGATTAGAAAATGTCATGAAGCTGACGTTTTGAAGGGAGTGGAATTCTGTGATAAAATTTAAAACGTTGAAATTTAAAAATTTCAGATCATATGGGAATAGTATTCACACTATGACATTCAATGATTCAAATTTTGATTTAATAACTGGTGGCAATGGTAACGGTAAAACATCTTGGGTTCAATCCCTTACATACTGCTTATTTGGTAAAATTCCAAAACTAAAAATTTCTGAACTAATAAACACCACAAATGGAGAGGACTTATATACAGAAGTTGAATTCACTAAAAAATCTGAAGTGTATAAAGTAATCAGAGGAGAAAAGCCGAAGCTGTTCGAAATATATAAGAACGGTGAATTGATTGACCAGAAAGCAAAAAATCTTGATTATCAGGAAATGCTTGAAAAAGAAATTTTAGGAATCAATCTCCAATCATTTCAAATGTTGGTTAGCATCGATACTTCATTGCTGAACAAATCGTTCATCACAATGAGCTCAAGTGAAAGACGTGATTTCTTGGAAACAATCCTTGATATCAAAATCTTATATTTTATCAATCAGGTCATTGGCACTCGTTTATCAATCGTGAAGACTCAAAAGACTGAGCTTGAATATAAGTTGCGTAGCCGTCAGGATGTTCTTGAAACGGAACGTAAAAAATATGATGATATCGTACGCATCAATAAAGAGTTGACTGCCAATGGGAATAGGCTAGCTGAAGATGCTAACGCAAAAGTTGAATCACTTAGAGAAAAACTTGATCGTTACAAAGAAGCATTCCAACGAATCAAAATGGCTGAAGAGCTGTTGATTGAAAGTTCTAATCGATTGAAAATAATTGATTCGAAACTCACCATACATAAAACTGAAACAAAGAAACATGAGAAAGAGCTTCTTCGTTTAAAAGCAATCAAGGAAGCAGCAGTTCAATGTGTCAAATGTGGACACGAAAATGCTTCGGAAGATGTTTCGGAAGAAACGCTAGCTCTTGTAACAAAAACAATTTCTGAGTTGAACCATATTATTGATGGGCTGACAGAAGAATGTGATGCTGAAATAGCTATTTACGAAAATCACGAAAAGATCATTAAAGAGAAAGCTCGTTTAAGAGTTAATGCTAGCACTACAAAAGATGAATATGATAGAGCACTTGAAGATTTGGAACGTGCAAAAAATTTCAAATTGTTACCAGCAAACTATAATGATGTTACTGCTCTTGAACAAGAAATCTGTTTGCTCGAAACAGACTATGAAAAGACTTGTTCTACAGAAGATAATTTAGTTATGATTAAAAAACTCGCATCAGATGACGGTATCAAAAAGAAACTGTTTGAAAAATACATTCCGTTGTTTAATATATATGTGAATGAGCATTTAGCTGAGTTTAATGTTCAACACGTTATAATATTCAATGATAAGTTTGAAATAACTATCTATGATAGAAACGAGGAAAGAAGCTTCTATACATTTAGTGCTTCTGAGAGAATGCGTATTAATTTGGCAGTCATGTTTGGATTCTTGAAATTAATCGAGAATAGAAACGGTACGAGTATGAACATAATGTTGATCGATGAATTACTCGACAACGCCCTATCTGCCGAAATCACAAATCTTGTATTGCGTTTTATCAAGTATAAGATAACGGCTAAAAATAGAATGGTTATTTCACATAAAACAGATCTAGATCTTGAATTGTTCGATAGACATTTCAATGTATCAAAAGAAAATGGATTCAGTAAGTTGGAGCTTAGCAGTGTTTGAGATTAAAGAATATACTGTCAATGACAGAAAGGTAGCTATCGAACAAATTTGTTCGATACAAAATCGTTTGGAATGTGGTATTATTGATGCCATCGTACTTTTTTGTGAAGAGTCTGATATAGATGTTGAAGATTTTTCTCTCGAAATGAAAAAAGATAGACATTTCATTGAGCTTGTAAAAACAGATGGAATGAGTCGCAATCTTTTACGTGTATCAGATGGATTTATACCAAAGCCGTCTCTCGGGGATTTCTTTTAAGAGAATTTTAATATGCAGGAAGATATAATGACCGAATATGATGTTCTAAATGCTTATACAAGGATTAAGTTTCACTTTGATCCTAAAAGCCAAAATACATATAAGAGCACCATACATTATCCATCGAATACGGTAGAAACTAATCGTAAATTCGTTGATATGCGTTATATGAGGCAGATTAATGACTTGCAAAAGTGTTCTTTATTTTTTATATGGATGTTCTATTCCAAGAATAATACTCTACCAAAGAACAATATGCGCACTTTATATACTTCAGATAGCTTCAAAAAATTCAAAGAGTCTCTTTTCAATTATGAAGTTACGTTAGAGAAGGAGTTTACACTGGCGTACAATACCAAATCGTTTGAATCTTTCAAACAGCTTATGTTCAAGAACAAGCTTTCTAGCGTAACAATTTGGGTTCTTCTGAATACCCGATTTAAAAATAAGAAGCAGGAAATCATTGAGTCTAATGTTTTTTCTAGCATATGGTATGGTATCGATAGTTTGATGAAGTTTATCAATGTCGATAAAGATATAATAAGAAATTATGTAAGAAGGATACAAGAATGATAGAAAATAAGCTATTTTTTGAGAGATATCGCCCAAAAACAATGGAAGAAGTGATCATTCCAGAGCGTATCAAAAATGAGTTGATTGGATATATCAGTAAAAATGATATCCCAAATCTTTTGTTATATGGAACTGGTGGAATTGGTAAAACAAGTGCTGCCAAGGTTATCATAAATTCACTTGGAATGGATTTTATCGAAATCAATGGTTCAATCGATACCTCTATCGAAGTTGTTCGTGATAAGATTATCAAATTTGCCAGTACAAATTCCCTTATCAATGCTGCTCAGATGAAATGTGTATTCGTTACTGAAGCAGATGGCTTCTCTGAACAAGCCAAGAACAGTATGAAAAATATCATCGAAAAATTCGCTGGTAATATCCGTTTCATCTTCGACACCAATTATGTTGACAAGCTTTCTCAGCCAATCCGCTCAAGATGCGTAGAAATCGATTTTAATCCAAAGAAAGATGAATATCCAGATTTGATGCGTCAATTGCTCGCTCGTTGCTGTATGATCCTTGAAGAAAACAACATCATATATCAGAAGAAAGATGTTGCAAATCTCATAAAAACACGTTTCCCTGACATGCGAAAAATCATGAATGACCTTCAAAAAGGTAGTGTTACTGGTGAGCTTATCCTAGCAAATGATTCTCCAGAGGAATTGTTCGAAGCGTTAATTGCGGCGATGAACACTCGTAAGTACGATGAAGTTCGTGAAGTTGTGAAAAATATCACTGACCCTGAAAGTGTTTACATCCGCATGTATAATCGTATTGATGATATCATCGAAAGAGGTTCGTTACCTCAAGCAATTCTTATCATTGGTGAATGGCAACATAGAACAAAATCTTGTGTAAGTCCAGAGATTACGTTGCTTGCTTGTTTGACAGATATGTTATCAAAAGAAATAAAATTTAAAATTTAAGTAGGATGATATCATGCATATGATCAGCAATTTTTTGAATAAATTGACAGACAATCAGGTTCTTATGATTATATTTGCAATTGCATCTGAATTTTACAAAAGTGATATATTTTAAGAACCTTTGTAAAGGGTCAGAAGATTTTCGGTTAAGATTCTATAAAGAATTTTTGCGATATAATATCTCATATTGAAATTGCCCAGGAAAGAGTATGACATATATTGGAAACGGAAAATTCGAAGTTAGATTGGAGTCTGGAGAAGTTGTAAATACATCGCTAGAAGAGCTTCAAATGCTACTAAAGGAGATGATCTCTAAAGATTCAAAAACGTCACCGACAACGTTCGTTGAGGTGTGTCCACGCTCTTATTACTCACATTTGAACTATATAACTGATGATAATGAAGATAATATAGTTGATTTCTTGGATCATATTCGAGCATTCTACGAAGATAACTATATCATGATTAAAAAATAAGGGGAAATACAATGACAATAAATCCAAATATTTCACAAACTCTATCAGAGTTAAAACACGAATTACAAACTAAGGTATTGGTGATTGAATTTACTAAAAAAGATGGTAGTGTACGCACAATGACTTGTACTAATATCCCAGAGCGTTCTGCTTCCACAAAAGGTACTGGACATAAGAATCATCGAGCACGTGAACAGTTGATCGTTACAACTGATTTGAAAGTAAATGAATGGCGTTCATTCAATTTTGATCAAATCACATCGGTATCAGAGGCAACTGAATGAGTTTAGTTTTTGAACCTATGGTAATCGAAACAGAAGGAAGAGGAGTAGAAAAAACATTTCCTCTTTTTTCTCGTTTGTTGAAAGACCGTGTCATTTTGCTTTCTGGTGAAATAGAAGATGATATGAGTACCATTTTGTGTTCTCAATTGTTGTATCTCGAGAAACAAGATCCTACAAAACCAATTTTCATGTATATCAATAGTCCTGGAGGGCAGATTACATCTGGTCTGGCAATTGCCGATACGATGGCATTTATTGAATGTCCCGTTTATGCAATTGCAATGGGGCAGGCTTGTAGCATGGGGTCATATTTGTTAACAATCGCTGACAAACGTCTATCTCTTCCAAGTACTCGGATTATGTATCATTCGCTTTCAGGCGGTGTAGTAGGTAACTACCATGACATGAAAGTACAAATGACTGAATCTGAATTCTTGCAAAATGCGTTGATTACAAAAATTCATGAGAAGAGTAACGGCACCATGACACTTGATGAAGTCAAACGAATCACTGAGCGTGACTGGTTCATGAGTGCAGAAGAAGCTCTTTCGTATGGTCTAATCGATGGCATTATTGCTAATCGTGAAGATGCCAAGAAATATAAATAAAAGACATATATTAAAAAATACGTTTTAAAGGTCATGAATTCATGAAAAAACAATATATAAAAGTTTTCAGACACTTTAACACCTTGCATGATATATATAGAGACGAATTCGGTAACAAACATTACGAAAAACATACAGAATTTGATTGTGAACTATTCGTCGATTCCTCTTCATCTGAAAAATTAACAAAATACGCAAGCATAATCGATGGTCGTCCATTGTCAAGAATTCCATGTACCAGCTTCGTTTCTTATAAAGAAGCAGTAGAACGTAATTCTGGTGTCCTTGATTTATATGGTGTACACAAACCTGAAGACCAATACAGAAGAGCGAGCTATTATGAAAAAGAAATTTTCATGACACCAAAAATCTGCTACTTCGACATCGAAACAGGGTTCAACGGTTCATTCTTAGATGAAGAATTTAATATCGTGAAAGGTGTCGGCGGATTCCCTGAGCCAGGAAGTGCCAATGCTCCTATTACGAGTTTCGGGTGTTATTTTGATGGTAAAATGGTTGCTCTCGGGTTGAAAAAACTAAAGAAAGATATTCCAAATGTAAAGTATTATCAGTGTAACTCTGAAGAAGATTTGATCGAAACATTTTTCAAACTTCTAAAACATTGGGATCCAGATATTCTTACTGGATGGAATACCAATGGGTTCGACTTTCCATTTATCGTCAATCGCATGAAACGTCTTGACATGGATATTAAGATGATCGACAATCTCGGTTATGTTGAAGAAGATCGAATGTTGAAAATCGAAATGCCTAAATCTTATTACTGGCTTGATATGATGGTCTTGTATAAGAAATTCGTATATGAACCTCGTGAATCATACAGCTTGCAATTCATCGGAGATTATGAGCTCGGTGAAGGTAAAGTTCAATATCACGATGATATGATCGGAACTCTTGAAGATCTCTATAATAATAATTTTGATAAGTTTATCGAATATAACATACAAGACGTTCAATTACTTGTAAACCTCGATGCTAAAATCAATCTTATGCCGTTGGTGTGTGAGCTATCATATCTTTACAACGTGAATATCGACAACGTAACTGGTACGACTGGACCATGGGGACAGCTTATGTACTGTGAAAGTCGTAAAAATAGCATGATTATCCCAGAGAAACAACGTTCGTCAGAAGATATGGATTTCGAGGGTGGATTTGTTTTCAGTAATCCAGGATACTACGAATGGGTTGTTTCATTCGACTTTGCTTCACTTTACCCTTCGATTATCCGTGCTTTCAACCTGTGTTCAAGTACGTATGTAAAAGAAGCTGATGTGCCAATGGAATTAAAGCGGTTACGCTCTAAATATATCAAATCTGATACTGCTTCTGGTATCTTGGAACAAATTAATTTGACAACTGATGAAAAATCAGAACTTGGTGAAGCACTTCGCAAGCATAACATGACTGTTACTCCCAGTGGTCATTTCTTTGACGTATCTAAAGAAGGTATTTCTTCATATATGATGGGAAAAATCTATGCGGATAGAAAAGCTGCAAAGAAGAAAATGCTCGAAGCTGAAAAGACGCTTTATGAAACCCTCATCGAAGATGAGTATGAAAAAGAAAAAGTTAAAGGGATGGTAACACGATATAAGAATCAACAACAGGCTCTTAAGATCGCATTGAACTCATTTTACGGTGCTTGTGGGAATGCACATTTTATCTTGGCTAAGAAAGCCGTTGCTGAAAGTATCACATCTGCTGGTCGTTTGTATGACCGTAGTGTAAAGGTTATTCTTGACCGTGAATTCAAGTCTAGATTTGATTATGTAGATGAGCCTACTCCGTTCGGAGACACCGATTCAGTTTACATTTATCTTAAACCATTAGTTGACTCTAAAACAGAGTTTACAACAACTCAAGAACGTCTTGAGTATGTAGACAAAACTGTAGTGCCAGTTATAGAAAAGATAATCAAAACAAAAGTTTTGGATGATATCGCCCACTATCGCAATCTCTTGAATCCAAAAGTTATGGACATGGAACGGGAAGTAATCTCTGATAAGGGGTTCGTTGTCGGAAAGAAAAACTATACGTTGAATGTTCTTGATTCAGAGGGCACTCGCTTCGAACATGGTAAAAAGAAAATCATCGGGTTGAATCTAAAGAAAACAAATCTCCCTTCTTTCGTACGCAAGAAAATGTTGGAATTCTTGGAATTACTTTATGCTGGTAATCAGAAAGCTTTCCAAAACGAGATCACCAACTTCAAAGAAGAATTCAATTCGTTGCCAGTATCAGATATATCGTTTCCTAAAGGGGTAAATCTTTACACCGATAAAACTCCAAATGGTATTATCATAGGTAAAGATGGAAAGAACGAATATACGATTGAAACATCTGGGTGTCCAATTCATGTAAGAGCTTCGTTGTTGTACAACAAGTATATTGCTCAGCATGGTCTTCTTTCTAAATATGACAAGATCGAAGACGGGTCTAAAATGAAATTCATCTATTTGAAGGTTCCAAATCCAGTTTGGAACCAAAATGTCATTGGATTTCCAAATGACCGTAAACATATGTATTTCGTTGAAGAAAATGGTCTGCTAGAATATGTAGATCATAAATTGCTGTTCGAAGGGTTAGTTCATAAGCCATTAGAACCGTTGATTAAACTAATTGATTGGAACTTCACAAAAACAGTAAAATTGTCAGATTTTTTTTAAGCTTACATTAAGTGAATATACAGTATAATACTCGTGTATACGAAAAGAAGGATGAAAAAAGATGTCACTAATTTCGAAATTGAAAAATGATAAGAAATTAGCAGAGTTCACTCATAAAGATGAACAGCTAAATTTTATCAGTACTGGTGTTTTACCATTGAATATTTTGTTCAGTGGTAAATTGGATGGAGGTATACCAATCGGACGTGTTAGTCAACACGCTTCTGATTCGGCTGAAGGTAAAAGTTTTGTTGCTATGAAACTTATTAAAAATGCTCAAAAACTTGGTATGGAATGTATCCTTATTGATACAGAGTTTGCTTACAATCCAGATTTTGCCGACAACGTTGGTGTAGATCGTGATAAATTGTTCGTTTATCAAAACAATCAAATTGAAGATATTCAGTCGTTCGTTATGAAAACATTCGAAGAAATTCCTATGAATGAACGTAAAGACATTCTTTTGATTATCGATTCTTGGAACAACACTGTGACTTCGAAAACGGTCAGTGATAGTATTGATGGTAAAGACGTTCAAGATATGACGATTTCGAAAAAACGTAATACGTTGTCAAAGCTTTTGACTGGTCTCCGCACTACAGTTTATGTTGTAAATCAGGTTATCTCAACAATGGATCAATATGCTCCAATCGCAATCCCTGGGGGTAAGGGTCTGTATTTCTCGAGTTCATGTATTGTCATGGGGTCAAGTAAGGCGAAACACAAAGATAGTGACGGCGATGTAGCTGGTGTTATCATTACTGCTAATACGAAAAAATCTCGTTTGTGTAAGGAGTACAGTCGTTTGAAATATCTTATCACCCATGATGGTGGTATTCATCCTGTATGGGGACTTGACGAAGATTTGTTCGAATTTGGCATACTCACTAAACCTTCAATGGGTTGGTACAGTCGTAACTTTGAGTTGCTAGGGCTAGCAGGTGAAGACAAGAAATGGCGTGCGAAAGATATGCTAGAAAACTGGAAAGAGTTCTATGCACCTATTATAAGCAATGAAAAAGTCAAGAGTATGTTCCAAGACAAATATGCTTTCACAAATTCAGATATCGTAGACATCGATGATGTCGATGATATCATTTAATCTAAGGAGAAAACAATGTTCAAACACGGAATCCCTAAAAAAGAGTATATGGCAAATCGTATGAATCGTAAAAAAGCAATCAAAACTCAGTTCCCTGATCGCACTAAATTGGAAGACGGTCGTAACCGTTATTTCATGAAAGATGGTATGTTGGAAGGACGTGGCAATAATGACTAAAGATCAATCATCGCAACTCAAGGAGTTTACTCGTATCAACTCGGCTTTCATCATCAAAAATGATGAAATTGCTGTTATGGCTACCGACAAATCTGTTTGTGCATTCTTCAATCCTACAGATATGACGGATTTCGAAACACCAGCTCATGTATATAATGTTGACGAATTGCTAAGCGTAATCGATACACTTGGTATTGACAGTAAATTGACAATCAAAGACAAAGTACTCATGATCAAAAATGGTAATAAACAACTTCGCTACGTTTTGAGTAACGAAACTACAGTGCCTGCTGTTTCGAACAGGATCGAAGACAAGTTTAATGAGCTCGACATTGATATTGAATTCACGTTAAATAAAGTTGAGCTCGAACAAATCAAGAAGATGGCATCATTGCTTGGATTGGATGAAGTACAAATTACTTGTATGCACAACATGGTGGAAGCAAATCTCTGTGAGCAAGATAACGCTTCAAGTAACAACATGAGTATCAAATTAGACGGTACTGGCAATGATTGCAGCGTAAGTATTTCAGTAGAAAGTCTATCTAAACTTAGCTCTGGTACATACAGTGTCAAGTCAAGTGTGGTCGGACTATCAAAATTTGAGTCTCAAGACAAAGGAACACTGCGTTACTACTTGGCAAATTTGTCAAAGTAAGCTCTCGAAGTGAACAAGATTTTTAGTTAATAACAAATTTTAGAAAAGACCTCAACTTGAGGTCTTAACAAGTTAATAAAGGAAATTCAAACAATGGCAATCGATTTCGACTCTTTAATGACTAACGTCAAAACTGCATTTACTTCTGAAAAGAAAGAGTTTAATAAAAAAGACTATGTTGATACTCGTTTTATCAAAGTCACTCGTGATGAAACTGATAGCGGTTCATTAATTCTTCGCTTCATTCCTGATCCAAATGGTGTTGGTGTTATCACAAAATATTCACACTTTGGTATGCGTGAAGATGAAAAGGGTAACAAACATTACTTCATCGCTGAATGCCCTACAACATTGGATCAAAAATGTCCATATTGTGAAAAATATATTGCTGCATGGAAAATGAAAGACCAAGAAACACTCGATTTATTGAGATCTGGAAAACGCACTGAAAAATACATCTCAAATGTTGTTGTTGTAAAAGATCCAGCACACCCTGAAAACAACGGTAAAGTTATGCTTTATGAATACGGATTCAAAGTTGCTCAAATGATCGAATCAGCACTGAACGGTGACGAAGATTCTGATATTGAACCAATCAACATCTATCACCCAATTAAAGGTGCGAATATTCGTATCAGACATAGTCGTAACGGTAAAAACATTGTTATGGACGGCTCACAATTCTTGTCACCATCTGCGCTTGTAGAAGATATGGATGAATTCGAAAAATTGCTTTCAACTGCATATGATTTGTCAGAATTCTTACAACCAGAAAAATATGAGTCTTACGAAGAACTTGAGAAAAAACTTTTCAAATACGAAAACGGCTATACTCTTGATGAATCTGATGGTAAACCAAAAGAAACAAAAAAGAAAGCCCCAAAAGCTGATGAAGACGAAGCTCCAGTAGCACGCCCTGCTAAACCTGCAGATGAAATAGTAGCAAAGCCTGCTGCACCTGCAGATGACGAAGATTTCTTCGCATCTCTTTAAGAGCATCTAGCATTCCTTTAAATAACCTTAACATTTAAGAAGGAATGCTATGCACTTCATACAACATAGAGATAATAAGATTATAAATCTTGCTAGAGTCTCAAACATCGGAATCATCTACGAGCCGAAGCCAAAAATCGTTTTTAATATGGATTACTCCGTATCGCTCCGTTCAAAACATTCACAAGAAGAAAAGCTAATATCAGACTATGTTTATTGGGATGCAATTTCGATGGATGACCTTTATGAAATGAAGGATTTGATTGACGAACAAACTGCTGACTGGGTCTATTATAACGACAATTTCAGAATCATCAACCCACGTAAAATCAGCAGTGTAGTCTTTGATGAAGACCAAACGCTAAACAGATTTAAAATTATCTTCAATTTATCACACACCGTGACTATGAGAGACGGCGGTATGACTTCGGAATTTGTTTACTATAAATTCAATGACAAAAAATCATTTTTAGAATACAAAGAAACAATAAAATCAACTTTAGGGGTCATTAGCTGATCCCTCTCAGGATCTCACAATGAAATATGCTCCCTATTCTTACTCAAAATTGGACTCATACGCTTTTTGTCCAAACAAATTCAAACTAAACTATATTAGCAAAGTAAAAGTTCCATCAGAAAATATTGCCTTAGAAAAGGGTAGCTATATCCACAAGTTAATCGAAGATTTTCTAAATGATTCTCCATTGAATTCAGATTTTGAATTCAAATTGGCGTCGAAAAAACAAATAAAAGAATTTAAGAAAATAGCTGATTCGGCGATCGCTTCTGAATACTATAAAACACTCAAAAAGCTTTGTATGGCTTCTGATGTATTCGAAGTTGAACGAGGATTTAGTTTGACTCATGAATTTTTGCCCGCCGATTATGAATGCGAAAACAAGCTTCTCCATGGATTTATTGACTTGTATGCCGTAAGGGGTACGTGTGCTATGGTGCTTGATCACAAAACAGGAAAGAAAAAAGACCGTCAAACATTCGAACAAACGATGTTATATGCTATGTGGATCATGAAAAAATATCCACAAGTTCAAACGGTGAAATGTATATATTCGTACGTTGAACATGATCATAGAAATGTCAAGGTGTTTACTAGAGACGAATTGCAATTCTTTGAAAAGGTATTTCGCCCTAAAATAGAAACAAACATAGAAACAATTGAAAACGATACAAAATTCGAAAAGAACGTCACAAAGCTTTGTAACTGGTGTGACTTCAAAGGTACTCATTGTCCACTTACTGATGATGAATTGTTAAGAGTCATTTAAGAAGGCATATGATAAAATCATTCTATATAATGTAAGGATACTCATGGAAAAAGAATTAACGCTCGGTGATGTTATTAAAGTTGGAGCATTGGCTCTTGGTGGGGTCATTGTTCTTGGGTTCGGAGTAGTAGCATCGTATCGCTACTATGACGTATGGTCTATGGAGATGCAGGGTAAGGCTAAACTTGCAGAGGCTTCACAATCTCGTCAAATTCAGGTCGAACAAGCTCGTGCTGAAAAAGAGGCTGCAGTGCTTCGCTCTGAAGCGATTGCAATCGTAGGTAAGGCTGCAAAAGAGTATCCAGCATATAGCACGCTAGCATATTACAGTGCAATGGCGGATGCCTTGAAAGAAGGTAAGATTCAACAAATGATCTACATCCCTACGGAAGCGTCACTACCAATTACAGAGGCTAAACGTCACTAATGTTTACCGTATTCGACAAAATCCTTAAAAAACAGAATATAACGGATGAGGATATTGAAAAGATATCTAGCTTCGTTATGAATCAGTGGCTTTCTGGTGACCGTGTAGGCGTCCAGTTTGCCAATATCTTCAATCAATATGACAATATTCCTATTCGTCAGCGTATTCAAGTATTACAAGGATTGATGCCAGTTGGTATCAAATACATCAAATATCCGAAGAAAAATAAGGAAAAAGATAGGTATCTTGATCTCCTGATGAAACACTTCAATGTTCGGATGGATACTGCAAAATTGTACTATGATATACTTACGGTTGATGAACTTGTTGAACTTGAAGAACAATATACCATTGGAGGGGTAAAAAGAAAATGAAGGTAGAATTCTACGAAATAGGAATAGAGAGATTATATCACGCTATGAACTCTACGCATAACTTTGTTTCTGGTGATAAAGTAGAAATCAATGAAATCATATTCACTGTAAACCATGTACTAAAAATCGTTTCAGATGACGATGAATATTTGAAGGTCTACGTTGTAAGAAATGCTTTTTATGGGATGTTGAACGAATAATGCTGGTGATACAGAATGAAAGTATTGACAGTTGTGTAACTAACATTCTGCTTCAAAATCTGGCTAACCTCAATTCCAAAAATCTATGCACTCATTTCGTTGATCCGAGCGCATTCAGTATTCTTATACGAAACATAAATGACTGGTATATCGAAGACCGTTCATATGTGTGGATCGTTGGAATTCCAATGAACAATGACGTTTACACTGCTCTTTCTAATATCGTCGATGGCTCTCACTGTAAGTTTATTTACATTGATTCTAATGATCAGAATGATAAACAGAAGCTGATGGTCGAATACTTAGAGAGATATCCTAATTTCAAAAGTATCACGAACATGTACGGCTCTAACGCCATGAACGTGTTTGAATTCATGAAAACTAAAGGGTATCATTTAGATGTACTAAAGAATGTTTATGATATAATCATGGATATAGATTCTTATTCGGAATTTGGAGAGAATTACGACAGAGGATACAAACTACAAATACTATACGATGAACTTGGATATCAACATTTCAAAGAAAATTTTATAGATGGCGTTTTCAAAAACGGATTACAACACAGATCAGATTCAATGATTGAGAGAAAGCGTAAACATATCAAACGACTCTATGAACGTTCTGTAATTCAAATGGAAGGCGAGGTCATTTTTGCCACGACAGACTTCCATATAGTTCATGACCTCGTTTATTTCACTAAGATGAAACACAAAATCCTGAATATGATTACTATGGACGATGAAATTCATATTGAAATTTTTATGAAAGATAAAAACATTTCAAATTTTCTAAACGACATTATGTTAAAGAAATACTTCCAATCAGAAGTTATTTCTTACAGTGGTGATTTGCATTATGGTGTCATTCGGTTAAGAGAAAAAATTAAATACTCAGCTGCACTATCGATTATAAAGTACTTGCATTCTGAGATGTAAAATATTGTAAGGATTACGTAATGACAAGAACCATTTTAAAGCATGTTTTGAGTAACGAGGATTACGCTACAAAAGTTTTCCCGTTTCTTAAATCGGAATATTTCGATAATGCTGATGAAAATTATCTATATAGACTTGTTCATAAGTATCAGGAAAAATACGGCAATTTTCCTTCATTCAATGAAGTCGAAGTATTGGTTCAGAAAAATCCAGACATGGAAGATAGAGCTAGGTTAGAAAAGATAGTAGGAAAGATACGTGAAGAATCTGACTTAGAAATCAATCAATTCCTTTATGACGAAACAGAAGAATATATCAGAAACAAAGACTTACAACTTTCTATTATGGAAAGTGTAGAGATTTTACAGAAGGGTGACAAGGTTAAGACTGCTTCAATTCCGTCATTGATTGAAAACAGTCTCAGCATAACATTCGACAAAGAAATTGGTCTTGACCTTTTGGACAATATTCATGATCGTATCGAATATTATAAAAAGCAAAGCGTTTCTGGATTCCTTACAAGTCTGGATGTTTTGAATAAAATAACAAAGAATGGGTTCAAACGTAAAACATTGAATATTATCTTGGGTGCACCTCACTCAGGTAAATCTTTGACAATGACCCATTTGGCTTCTGATTTCCTTTTGCGTGGTCATAATGTTCTTTATATCACCCTTGAGATGTCTGAGTTAGAAGTTGGTAAACGTATCGATGCTAACTTGATGAATATCAATATCAATGATCTTGAAAATATAACTGAAGAATCTTTTGTAAATGATTATAATACATTGATTCAGGGTGGGCTTGGACGTTTAAAGATTAAAGAATATCCAACAGCGTCTGCTACCACTATTCACTTCAAAGCATTGTTGAAAGACATGAGAACCAAGTTAGGATTTATTCCTGACGTTATTATGGTTGACTACCTTGGAATTATGGGTGTAGTATCTAAAGAGTCTTATGAAAATATGAAACGTAATGCCGAAGCACTTCGTGCCATGGCTGTAGAATTTGATTGTGCCGTATTCACTGGTGCACAAACAAATAGAGGTGGATTCGATAAAACAAATGGCATCAGCATGTCGGATATTGCTGAATCGACTGGACCACTACAGATTGCTGACTTGATTATCGGTGCTTCGAAATTCGAATCTGGTGTAGAAGAGGATGAAGAGGAAGATGGCTCTGGTATAACAATGATAACAGAACAATTGATTCTAATAAATGTTATTAAAAACCGACTAGGTGGGTTAACGAGGGACAAATTTTTACTATTACAAAAACTGCTATATATGAGATTGGAAGAAGTTTCAAATTCTCATTATGGACACAAGAAAGACGAAGAGCATGTATTGAATGACAAATTCAATAGTGCTGCAGCATCTGCTAAAAACATGACTTCGAAGAGCGGTGTGTTTGATTTCTAAAAGTCTTTAAATAATAGTATTAAAACACATAGGTTGATTGATGGACAAATTCAAATTATATGAGGCAGATGTCGCCGCAAAAGAAGCTGACACTGATACTCCAGCAAAACCAGCTGGGGTGACAGAACCTAAAAAGAAAGAGCTTGATAAAACAATCCCAACAAGAGACATGGGTGAGATTTATAAAAAAATTGAACCGTTTATCAAGCGTTATGCATTCAATTCTTTCCGTAACGTTCAAAGAATCAATACTGGTATCATGATGCTTACATTCGGTGGTTCTTTTGCTAAATTGGAAACTGGTGTATTGTATGAATTACTCGATAGTAAATTCAATGACGAGTTCACCATTCAAAAGAACAGATATGATTCTGACTCTTCAACAATCACTATGGTAATTTTCTAAGGGGATAACTTCATGAACTATAAATCAAAATTCGAACAATATTTGGCAGAAGAAGATAGCTGTGTAACAGTATCTGGTGATGTAGCTACAGTTAATTCTGTAGTTGGTGATAAAAAGAAAATTAAGAAAGTTGAAGACAAAGTTTCTGAAGCTGTCGACGAAGACGAATTCGAAGAAGAAGAATGCGAAGAAGAAGATGAAGAATTCGAAGAAGACGAAGATGAAGAATTCGAAGAAGACGAAGATGAAGAAGATTACGACATCGATGGTGATGGTCAAATCACAGCCGATGACGTTTATGAAATGGTAAAACACCTTTCTAAGGGTGCATTGATGGAAGTAATTGACTTAGTTGCTTCATATCTTGAAAATCGTTTCGAAGAACCAGATGATGTAATCCCTGCTGATGGTAGAGCACGTGTATATGAAGGTGTAATCAAAAAAGTTTCCATAGACAAAATTAGTAAAAAATCTGGTCGTCCAGGTTATAAGCTTGTCGACGGCAAAGAAATAAAGATGTCTAAAAAAGATATCAAAGACAGAGTTAAATCTGCTATCAAAGCTTCTCAACGTAGAAAATCAAGACCTCGTAAGGCAAAAGAGTGTATGAATATAGATTGAAATCTGTTGTTGCCGTATACGATGGTGATACATTTACTGCTGAAGTAGATATTGGATTCAATATTGTCATCACAGAGAAATTCAGATTGAATGGCGAGTTTAAAGCTGAAGGTAAATTGGCTCGTGACTTCCTAAGAAAAATGATGGATACAGAATCAGATATTATTATCAGAACTAAAAAAGACAAGGATGGTAGATATTTAGCAGAAATTTTTATTGATGGCGAACAGCTATCCTATATGGTTGACAATGAATAAATTTGATCTATATCTAACAGAAGCTGGGCTTACTCTAACCCATCTTGAACACATAGAAGACTTGATTATCCTAGATGGGGTTGAAGGTATAAAAACTGGTATATCCTTTTTGAAACAGAATGTAGAAATTCTTCGTGGTAACGGCTCTATGGATATCCAAAGAAAATTTGATGGTGCTCCCAGCTTAATTGCTGGAATTAATCCAGAAAATGGTAAATTCTTCGTAGCTACAAAATCTCTCTTCAATAAAGATCCAAAAATCAATTATACTGAAGAAGACATAGATACAAATCACGGTGATGGTGGGCTAGCAGAAACTCTTAAAGTTGCATTGAGTAATCTAAGTAAACTTGGAATCAAGAATGTAATTCAAGGTGATGTTATGTTCACTAAAAAATTGCTTTCAAAACAAACTATTGATGGAATTGAATATCTTACATTTAGACCAAATACAATCGTTTATGCAGTTCCATATGATTCCCCTTTGGCTAAACATATCATGAAGACAGAAATTGGAATGGCGTGGCATACTTCGTATAGTGGCACTTCCATCGAAGATTTGAATGCATCTTTCAATATCGATATTTCTTCTCATAGAGATGTAACATCTGTATACAATACAACTACAAATATCCCAGTATCGAACGTCATGTTGTCAGATGAAGATTATAATAATATCATGAACATGATTAATGATATCGAAGCTGACTCTAAAAAATTCGATAAAGATGAGCTTACATATATCGGTGAACATAGTGTAGAAATTTTAGCTTACATAAATTCAAAGGTTAAGATTGGTCAGACTGTGAGTGACTCTATGGTCAAGGGGTTGATTGATTTCGTTACTGCTAAGTATGAAAAAGATAAAGATAGGTTAAAATCAGACAGTGGTAAGCAAAAGGTAGAGCGACAAAAAATTAAGAAAATTCAGGATATCAGAAGTGTAGCTGGTACTCTATGGTATGTTCTTAAAACTCACCAAGCTATCCAAGAAATTAAAAGAATACTTATAAATAAATTCGATATGATTGCTGGTATGTCTACATTCGTTGAAACTGATAGCGGATTTAAAGCAACGTCACCAGAAGGTTATGTAGCAGTGGACAAATTAAAAGGCGGTGCTGTTAAGCTTGTCGACAGACTAGAATTCAGTAAAAACAACTTTACAATCTTAAAGAAATGGAAAAACTGATGGAATCATTCAAAAAATTTTATGAGATATTCGAAGCAATCGTGGATATTTCACCAGAGGAATTTGTTCACGGCGTTGAAGTACTTGAAGTTATACCTGATGCCAAATTCCGTAAAGAAACAAAAACACGTTTCATAGTAAAAACAGACATGGATAGACTGCTGGCTATGGAGGTTATTATTGCCAAAATACCAGATTTCAAACGTGATAGAAGCATTACTGGGTCAAGTATCGGTGGCATTAGAAATAACAGCATCGAAATCCTTATCAAACCAAACACTAAAGTTAAAGGCGGAGGGGGTAGAGCTTTCGAAACAGAATTTGTATCTGAATTCAATCGTTGGTGTGAAGACACGTCGTATGAAAGTACATATTCTCATTTGTTCGATGAAATTTGCAAAGAAAATGATATTGATCCAGATGACCTACGTCAATTCTCCCCAGAACCGATGGGTGCTCTAAATCAAAAACGTACACTGAACGACATTCTTAATGGAAAACCTTCTGACATCGGTGAAACTGTAACAGACGTAACTCTTGTTAACAAAGATGGTAAATCGATTTATCTTTCTTTAAAAATTGGTCCAAGCTTCTATCTATATAACGGTGGATTTACTGGTATCTTGAAAAGGGACGAAGACAGACGTACTCTTCTTGCTGCAATGGGTGCTGACTATAAAAGATTCGAGAAAGACTTTGAAATAGAAACAGATAGTAAATTTGAGCCAAAAATTGAAGATGGTGAAGAATTCTTTACAAACTTCGTCAAAAGCTGTCTTGGATATGGTTACACCATCGTTCATGAAAATGGTTCTAAATCTCTAGTTAAGAAAGTAAACCCTAGCGAAAAAGTTGTTGTGAATGTAAAGGGTGTTCGCTATCGCACTCCTTCTTCAAAATATTTCGCCGTAGATCTTGAAATAATGATGCTTGGTAGAAAATATAAATCACAATTCCAGTTAAGAAACAATGCTGGTAAAGTTTCTCCTAACGTAATTTATCTTCTGATCGGTAAAGAAGCAGAATTGACATCTCATGAAAAGGCTAGAATCTCATGAATAAATTTGATATGTATTGTTCAGCATTAACAGAAGGCTCAAAGACTCATATCGTTTGGACAATCGGTAGATTTAATCCGATGACACGTGGTCACGAAGAAAACATAAAGTTTGCCGAGTCATATGCTAAAAAGAACAATGCAGATTTCATGTTGTTCACTACAACTTCACATGATTCTAAAAAGAATCCTCTAACATTTGAAGACAAAATTGCGTATCTCAAAAGACTTATGCAAGTTCCAGTTTCTGACGATGCTAAACTTAAAACTCCATTCCAAATTTTAGAAAAACTTGGTAAAAAATACCCAAAAGTCACATTCATTGTTGGCGAAGATAGAGTAGAAGAATTTGAAAAACAAATGTCAAAATATACAGAGCAATGGGGTATCACTGATTTTAAAGTTGTAAAATCAGGAAACAGAACTGAAGGCGTTTCTGGTACAGCAATGAGAAATTTTGTGAGCTTAAATAAGTTTAAAGAATTCAAAGACAATCTTCCAAGCACTGCAACAGATTCTGACGCAAAAGAACTATTCGACTTAGTAAAACAAGGTATGAAAATTCTATGATATCAATAAGAATTAATGCCATGTTGAACGGGTATAAAAGAAAATGCTCTACGACTGAACAATTTTACAGAGATGCATCAGACGTTGATAAGCTCATCAAGATGATAACTGACAATAAAAACTATATAAAAGTAAGAAACAAGTTTTTGGATTGCTTGAGACCATTTGAATTGGAATGTATCATCGATTTTATTAATGTATACTGTAAAGACTCATTTAAGCAAGACAGCACTGATCTTTTTGAAGCGGTAGTTTTAGAAATTCGGGGGATACGCAAATGATAACAGAAAGTAAAATGAATATGATTAATGAGGGTGGAATGGTTGATATGATTGTTACATATCAACTAATGAAACTATTCGCACTTCCGTTTGCTAAATGGAAAGCTTGCGACGCTGGAATCATTGACGAAAATGGTGTTCTATTAAGAACGGCAACAGACGATGAGCGCAATACAATATGGCGCAGATTCGAAATCATGGTTTGGAACATTAAGAAAATTGTTACAAGTTTCACGGGTCACTCACAATTAACTGCTGCACTCGTAGCTCTCTATTTGTTCAGAGAAGGTACTCCAAAAACTGTTTCAGAATCTGTTATTACTCAAGTCTTGGGTTTAAATAGTATTAATACAATTTCTGAGTCCGAAATTAAAGCTAATTATCCAATAATTGAAAAGGAATTAATATGATAAAGAATGAGAATGAATTGTTTACATCTTCAGACGTAGCAGGCACAGACACATTTGTTGGACCACTAGTTCAACGAATTTTCAAAGATACAATTGCAGAACAAATTTGTGACATACAACCATGTTATAGTCCATCTGGTGCTGTATATGCTTCTAAAAGAGATGGCACTAAATGGGTGACAATGAAACGTGATTTCACAGTGGATGAAATCAAAGTTGCTGCAAGATTTTCTCACGAGTGGTTCCAAGATTTTACTGCAACATATAAAAAGAATGGTAAAGACTTCTTATTTGCAAACGTTTCTGAAGATGCAAAAGATCAAATCGATAGTAACGTTATCGATATGTTGAATGCAATGGCTACCCCAACAGCAACATTGACATTGGCTAATACAGATGCAGAAACTGAAGGGACTAAAATTCTTTCTAAAATCAATACTGCCGTGTATGAAATGGCTATAGCAACGAAACGTGGAACACGTCCATTTGTAATTGTTAGTTATAAAGTTGCTTCATTATTGAGTACTGCTGGGATGATTGCTTTCCAAGAATCTGATAACACAAAGAATCGTGACTTTGTTGGTCGAATTGGTAGAACAATGGTATTTATGGATATCAATGCAACCACTGATTATGTACTCGTGGGACATAAAGGGTATTCTATGGGTGATAGTTCTGTGATTGTTGCTCCATACATCAGTGCTGAAAAATTAGTGGAAGATTACTCAGTAGATGAATCTGCCATCGTTGTTATCAACAGAGTCGGTCTTGTACGCACCCCACTTGATGAAAGCACTGGTGACGCTAACTCACATTTTGCTACAAAAATTCCAGTTGATTTTACAGCGTTTACCTCTTTTTAAGATAGTCTAGGATATAATTACTCCATAATTTAATTGGAGTAATCATGTCTAATATTCTCTCGATTTTAAACAAACTCTCTTCCTCTCCTAAAAGCACTGAAAAGCTCTCCATTCTTAAAGCAAACTCTTCTAATGAAGTTCTAAAGGCTGTTTTCTACAACGCATTGAATCCACGTTTCCAATACTACATCAAACAAAAAACGTTCCCACATGTTGAATCTTTCTATGGTATGTTTACACTTGAAGGTGAAGTTGATCGTCTTCTTCCACTACTTCGTGACAGAGTAGTAACTGGTAATGAAGCAATCGAAACAGTAAGGGTAGCATTGAACCAGATGACAGAGGATGACGCTGAGGTAATGAAACGTATCATCTTGAAAGACTTGAAATGTGGTGTAAACGAAAGAACCGTCAATAAAGTATGGAAAGACTTGATTCCAACTACACCGTATATGCGTTGTTCTGGTGATGAAAAACTCAAAAATATCAAATATCCAGCAATCGTTCAGCGTAAAGAGGATGGTAGCTTCTGTAACGTAATCGTCGACAACGGCAAGGTATCGTTCTTGACTCGTAACGGTTCTTCTTTCTTCGTCAACAACATTGCTAAAGAACTTGAAGGTATGACAGGATCATTTGTTCTTATCGGTGAAATGCTAATCACAAATGACACTGGTGTAGAAGTTCGTAAAAGGGGTAACGGTAAATTGAACATGCTTATCAAGAACATGGACGTTCTTGACAACTACAACGAAAAGCTTGAAAGGGCGACAACGGCTACACAACTCTCTAAATTGAGAGTAGAAGTAAATAAGTACATTGCTGAAATCGCTGATATCGACAGTCGCACAATCATCAATGTATGGGACGTTGTCCCTCTCGAAGACTGGAATGCTGGTGCTTGTACTGAACAATATGCTGAACGTTTCAAAAGAGCAACTCAGTTAGCAGAATCCATTAATAACGATATCATCAATGTTGTACCAAGCAAAATCGTTGAAAATGAAGTGGAAGCACTTGCGTACGCTAAAGTTATGATTGCTCAGGGTAAAGAGGGTGCCGTCCTTAAAAACTTGTCTGCTACTTTCAAAGATGGAACTAGTACTGATCAGGTTAAATTGAAAGCCGTTCTTGACGCTGACCTTATCTGTAGAGGATGGTACAGTGGTAAAGTTGGTACTGAATTCGAAAATGGTATCGGTGGATTCTATATGGAAACGTCTTGTAGCATGTTGAAGGTTAACGTTGGGTCTGGTCTTTCTCGTGAGCAACGTGGACTTGAGATGATCGATAAAAATGACATTTCAAAAGGATTGAAAGTCATCGATGGATTCGATTTCAACCAGTACAACGACAAGATCATGACTATCGAGTATAATGAACTTATCCAAGCGGAAGGTCGTGAAGAGCACAGCATGTTCCTTCCAATCTTCGTTGAGGTTCGCTACGACAAAACAGAAGCCGATTCACTTGAGCGTCTTCAAACCATGCAATCTCTTAAATATCTCTGTAAGGAAATTTAGTTTTTTTCAGCGGAAATTTGAATTCAATTCGCTATAATTCATCGTTAAAAGAAGAAAAATGACAGAGATAAATTACGAGAAAGCTTACATTTTAGATACGAACATTATCTTGAATGATGCTGATTCGATAGAGGTTCTTTCACAAAAGTCGTCAAATTTGATTATTATTCCTGAAACAGTAATGGATGAGCTCGATGCCAAGAAAGCTGGCTTCGATGAAATTAACTTTCAAGCAAGAAACTTTGGAAGAATACTGGAGAAGGCTGATATCTTAGAAGTCATTCAAACGAATACTGCTACGATTTCCCGCATGCATATCAATTCTGGAAAAGATACTACGGTAGATGTTATTACTCTAAACACTTATAAGAACACTATTCAAAACACTGACAAGCATATTGTCAATGACCGTAAGATTTTAGAGGTAGCAGAATTCGTCAAAGAACATTATGATATCGACTCAATTTTCTTGAGTAACGATGTTATGTGTAGACTGAGAGCGATTAGCTTGGGGATAAAAACCGAAGCAATGGGTAGAAACAATGAAACTGATATGAAGTTTTACACTGAAATTGAAGTTGAATCTTTACCACGCACTATTGAAATGTCAGAATTGGATGTATCAGAGACAATTTTCGGATTGTGTTTGTATACTGCTGACGGGAACAGACGTTACTATTATCGTTCTGCTCTAACGTTCTATGAAATCGATGAAGATGAATTGAAACGTCAAAATATCAAACCTCAAAACATTGAACAAAAAATTTATTCTAGTATGATAACTGAACCATACTATGACGTAATCGTTTGCGATTCTCCAGCTGGATCTGGAAAGACTCTCATTGCGTTAAGTGCAGCAATGAAGTTGATTGACAAGAATCCTACGAAGTACAATAAAATCGTGTACATGCGTAAAACGGTAAACGTTGACAATGAAGAGATGGGATTCCTACCTGGAACTCAAGAAGATAAATTGAGTCCTTACTTGGCTCCATTGTATTCTAACTTGGAAGCAATTATCAATGCTAAATACGGTCAAAAGAAAAAGTTCACGAAAGAAGAACTTGAAAATAAAATGGTAGATTTGGTAAAAGAGTACCAAATTACTACTATGTTCGAAGGATTCTTGCGTGGTACAAATATCCGTGATGCGGTAGTTATCATTGACGAAATTCAAAATGAAGGTGTCGGATCAATCAAAACAGAATTCACTCGTTTGGTGGAAGGATGTAAATTGATTTGTATCGGATCAAATAGACAAATCGATAACAAGTTCGTAAATAAACATACATCAGCTTTGACATATCTTAAAAACAGATTGCTCGTTGATAATGATGAAGTACGTATCGGTGGTATAGAATTGACTAAAACTGTTCGTTCACGTATTGCTGAATGGGCTGACAAATTCAAGTGAAATCCTTAAATACTAAAATGAAAATACATAGGGAAACGAGTAAATGACATTTAAGAAAAAATTCATAGAAGAAATGGCAAAGATATCTGGGCGTGCCGAACAAGGACAATATTCGGCTGAACCTCAGTGGAAGATGGTTGTTAAATCAAAACTTAAAGATACAAAAAAGATTGCTGAAATTGGCGATTATGTTATCTATCTACACGAAGATGACATGTTCTATTTGACCAATGCAACTCTCGATTATTTGGGATTCATCGAAGTTCGTAAGACAGATAAGTCTGATACATTCAAAATTGCGTATACAAACAGCAATATCAGTGGTGGATTCTACAAAATGATGTTCGATGCTATTTTCGGAAGTGGTGTAAAAGAATTGTGGAGTGACGTAAGCCTTTCTTCAAACGCTCTCAAGTCATATCAAAACATGGTTAAGAAAGGATCATTTAATATCCAAGTAATTACACGTGATGGTGAATATATGAAGTTCACCAAAAAAGCACTAACTGCTGAAGACTTCAACAGAATTAGTATCAAACCGCTTTAGTAGAAGCTTTCTTTAAGAATATACATGCTATAATATCTCTATACCAAAATATAGAGGTTTTCTAACATGAAATTCGAGAGAGCAAATTTTTTCTACGCTAATGGATTCTTGACATATAACGGTATGTTCATCGCCAGATTTAAATATAACACCCAAGATCGAGCACCATTCATTACTTTCCTATGTAAGAACTTTACTGTAGAAGAATACTGTGAATTGCAAGGAAATGGTATGTCCCCCCTCGCAATCTTACGCTCTAAAGGGTACATTTCTCCCTCTATGAAACGAGCAATGAAACTCAAATAAGAAGGAGACTTTTCCAAATTGCAAAACAAACAAAATATCAAAAAACTTTCGGAAAGAGACCACGTTAGAGGACGCCCGTCCATGTACATTGGTCAAATTTCTATGGGTACATATGCTGAATGGATGTTCACTGATGATGGTCGCATAACATTACAAGAAGTGCAGTACGTTCCTGGACTTATTAAGATTATTAATGAAATTATCGATAATTCTATTGATGAAGCGATAAAAACTAATTTTAAATTCTCTGATAAAATATCTATTACAATTGAAAAAAACAGGGTCATTGTTCAAGATAATGGAAGGGGTATTCCAGTAGAAAAAAACGAAGATGGTCATTACTACGGTGAGCTATGCTGGCTTCATGCTCGTAGCGGTTCTAATTTCGACGACGATAATAATCAAGCACAGCTTGGTACAAATGGTGTTGGATCATTTGCAACAGCTGTATTCTCAAGTAAGTTTATCGGAGAAACAGATGACGGAGTATTATCATATAAAATTGTATCTATAAATGGAGCAGAATCATTTAAAGAAACAATAGGTGATACAAAAAGAAGAGGAACTAAGGTAACATTTGAACCAGATTTGGGGTGTTTCGGTATTTCTGATATTGATGAAGTGCATGTATCCCTTATCAAAACTCGTCTACAAAATTTGTCATTGACATATCCCGATATCGAATTCAAATTCAATGGTAAGAAAGTTTCATTCAAATCTAAAAAAGAATTCTTGAAGCTGTTCAGCGATTCGTACGAGATGATTGAAACTGATGATTACTTCTTTGCAGTATTCCCTAACGCTGAAGACGATTTCAAGCAGTTCAGCTATATGAACGGTCTACGTCTACCTTCTGGTGGGACGCACATTGATATTATTTCATACAACATCACGTCTCGTCTGCGTGATGCTCTCGTAAAGAAATATAAGACAATAAAACCTGGAGATATCAAGAACAAGCTTCTGATTGTTATGGTTGGTAAAAATTTTAAGAAATTGAAATTTGATTCTCAAACGAAAGAGAAAATAACAAACAGCACTTCTGATACTAATGCATATCTTGGGGTAATAGATTGGGATGGATTCTGTAAAAAAATTCTTAAGAATAAGAATATCATTGAACCGATTACTGAAGTTTATCGTATCAAAGAAGAATTGAAAAGAAGAGCGGAAATGAAAGCTCTTGATGGTAAAGGGAAAGAGAAAATCAAGTCTGAAAAGTATACGAAAGCGGTCGGCGAAAATGACATGCTTGTTATCTGTGAAGGGCAATCGGCTAAGAATGGTCTAATGCCATCACTTGGACGCAACGGTATTGCTTACTACGAATTGAAGGGTAAACCATTGAATTCAATCGTTGCTCCTCAAAGCAAGTTCACTGCCAATGAAGAACTTTCTATGTTGTATAAAATCATCAAGAGTGAAGGATTCAAACGTTTCCTACTCAGTGCCGATGCTGACTTGGATGGTAGTGCAATTATGGGACTTCTAATGGCGTTTATATATAAGTATGTACCAGATGCACTTGAAGATAACAAATGTTTCATTCTTAGAACACCGATTGCTTCACAGATGAAAAACAAGAAGCCAGTTAAATGGGTTTACTCTTACGGTGAGATAGATTCGCTCGGTGACAAAGATATCAAATTCTATAAAGGGTATGGATCTTGGAAGCCAGAAGACTTGAAACACGTTATTTCAATCGATGGTCTTGACCGTATGCTTGAGAGAGTAGAATATGAAAAAGAACGTGATGAAGCTACATTGCTAAATTGGTACAAATCTGAAAATTCTGATTATCGTAAAGAGATGATCAAATGTAATGAATTTGATCTGATTAAGATCTAACGTAAAGGATTTGAATTTTGACAGTAACAACATTTTTAGATACTGAACTGGTAGATTTCGCTTCTTATAGCACCCTTCGTGCTATCGGCTCATTGGTCGATGGACAGAAGAATGCTTCTAGGAAGGTAATCCATACAGTTCAACAAAAGGTGAAAGCCGACACAAAAGTAGAGATTCTTCAAGGTATCACTGCTACTACAACTGAATACCTCCATGGTCCAACTGCACTGGGTGGGGTAATCGTGAATCTTGCGCAGGACTTTGCTGGTTCTAACAATCTCCCATTATTGATTCGGGAAGGTATTTTTGGAACACGGTTCAGCCATAGTGCATCTGCCACTCGTTATATTTTTACGAACAAAGAACCGTATTTGGACAAATTATTCAGAATAGAAGATAATCCAATCCTAATACCTCAAATATTTGAGGGAAGTGTAATCGAGCCAAGATTCTTCGTTCCTACAATCCCATTATTATTGGTGAACGGCTCGGAAGGTATCGCAACTGGATTTGCTCAGAAGATTCTTCAACGTGACCCAAAGAATATCATCGAATATATCACAAAATACATCAATGGTAAAAAAGCGGGTGCTCAGCTTATAGATCCTGATAGCAAATTGCTCCTCCCTTCATTCGTTGGGTACTCTGGAGAAGTGCAGAGTACTGACAAGCTGAATCAATGGCAAATCAAAGGTAAGTTCGAAAAAGTTTCGTTGACTAAGATTCGTATTACAGAAATTCCAGTTCAATATGAGCTAAACGAATATATTCAAGTTCTTGATGAGCTTGAAGATAGGCGAGCTATTCGTTCATATAAAGATTTGTCGGTAGACGATAAATTTCTATTCGAAGTAGATATCGACAGCAAAACATTGAAAGAGGTTGAGTACGATACATTGCTCAATACTTTAGGACTCGTAAAAACGGTCACTGAAAACTTTACATGTATCAATGAAAAGAACCGTATCGAAGAATATACATCGGCAATTCAGATTATGCATCATTTTATAACTGTAAAACTTGAATATACTGAAAAACGACGAGAGTATATCATCATGAAGCTAAAAGAAGAATTACAAGTGATGAAATCGAAATATTTCTTCATCAAGGGTATACTTGACGATACGATTATCGTAAATAGAAAGACTAAACAGGAAATCAGTGACCAACTTGATGTAACAGAACATGTCATTAAAGTGAACGATTCTTATGACTATCTAACTGGTATGGCTATTCACTCATTGTCAAAAGACACATTCGAAAAGCT